TTAATGCTGTAGGTAAAGATTTGGCCGATAAGCTTTATGATCAAGGATATAAAAATAATGGTAAGGCTTCGTTAGAAGGTTTAGATTTAAAAATTGGTGGTGAAGGCATGAAAGGTTTTTACGACCAAATTATACCAAAGGCATTGAGCAAGATTACAGGGGAGAAGATAAAGACGGCTAGAGCAAGAGTAACTGATATGCCTGTATCAGAATATGATAAGTACCCTGAAGGCCATCCATATAAAGAAAAGAATTTTCCTAAAGTACACTACATAGACCTTCCGCAATCTTTAAAAGATATCGCAATGCATAAAGGCTTTCCGCTTTTTAGCGGTAACTATATGTTTACGCCGGTCGCTGGCAATCCATTTGATCAGGAGAAGAAATAATGCCGTTGGTCAATTCAGCATCAAAGAAAGCATTTCGTGCTAATGTAGAACAGCTAATGAGTGAAGTTGGCAAGTCCCCGCATGTGCAGTCAAAAGAGCAAGCTTTGGCAGTAGCTTATTCAAAACAGCGCGAAGCTAAGAAAAAGAAGAAAAAGAAAGTTTAAAATGTCTAAAATGAAAATCATAACTCCTGCTTCAATGCTCATTGAAAAGACCGCTGGTGAGCTAGCTGGTGTTTTCTATGACGCCTCACGTTCAAGTGGCATGAAATCCAAGCATAAAACAGCTAGAGCGTTCGCCAGAGCTAATCTAGAAACATTTATTCCGAAAGCTGTAGAGCTTTTGATTGAAATCATGTCGCGGCCTAATACGCCAGTAGAACAAAAAGAATTAATTTATCAGGCAATTATGGAACGTACTAACGATGATCAATTAGCTACTATTGGTAAAGCAGCGGGATTACCAGAGTTTGAGCAAACTGTTTTGTATAAAGGTGATACTGAAAAGCCAAAGCCACTTATTATTAACACGCCTAAGTATGATCCTAATTCATTGAAAGGAAAAAGTTCAAATGGCTAAAGCTAATTCTAAGTCAAAGAAAACCAAGATGCCGGTTGAAGGTATTCTTACGGTTAATGCTTCAACACAACCGCAAGCTACTATTGCTCGCGATACCAAAGAAAGCGATGAAAGAGAGCGCAAGTATCGCGCTAAATCAGCATTAGAAGATATTGAACGTGCTGAAGAACATAAACGAGATAAAGCGTTAATGAAAGATGTTAAAGCCTGCGCTCGTGATAAAATGAAAGCGTACGGCAAGTTATGATATATCTTGGCAAAGAATTATCTGAATACGATAAAGAGCAGTTGGAATTTATTTTAAAATCCTTGACGGCGGCTGAAGCCAAGCGTAATGAGGCTAGCCAACATGAGAAATTTAATAAGCTTGACGGTAAGGGAATGGAGTTCCCGCCGCCTAATAAAGCATTCGTTGAATTAAAAAATGCAATTGAATTAGAAATTAAAGAGAGAAAGTAAAAATGTTTAGAAATTTAATGAATGGTATTTCACTTTCCGCGTTGATGTTGCGCGATGCTGATAACGAGCAAGGTGCAGCAGAAGCAAGAGCTAAGTTGCGTGACAGTTTAGCTAAGGGAGTTAATGTAACTGCCAAGTCGGATAATGAGCCTGTTAAAGAAGCGGCTCCTGATCCTGATAAGGAAGATGAAAATAAAGATGAAGATGAAGATGAAGATGAAGATGGTAAAGAAAAAGAAACAGAAGATGAAGAATTGGATGAAGATGGTAATCCAATTGTAAAAGAAAAAGAAACAGCGGAAGAAAAAGCGGCGAGAGAAGCAACCGAAACGGCTGCTGAAAAAGAAGCTCGTAAGCAGCAACGTATTCAAAAACGTATTGACAGAGCGGTAGCGGCTCAAAGAGCAGCAGAAGCAGAAGTAGTTAAATTGAGAGAACAGTTAGCAGCTAAGCCCGATGGCGAAAAGCTGACTGAAGCTGAAGTACAGGCAAGAGCAGAAACAATTGCTGCTGAAAAGGTAGCTGCTAGGGAGCTTGCTGAATTACAGGCTGACTTCAATAAGGCTTGCGATAAGCTCCAGACTGAAGCAACTAAACTGGATAAAGAGTTTACGCCAAAAGTAGTTGCTATGGCAGAAGAATTAGGACCAATCCCATCTAGGGTTATTGGCATCTTGTCCGATCTGGACAATGGCGCTGAAGTTTTGAAAATGATGGTTGATGATATTGATGAAGCTGAAAAGATTTATGATTTAAAAGACAAGCCTGAAAAGTTAGCAATCGCATTGGTACGCATATCTGATAAACTAGCGGCTGCTAAAGAGCCAAAAAAGAAACAAATTTCTAAAGTGCCTGATCCGGTCAAGCCGATTAATGGTAGAAATGTTCAATCATTGCAAATCACTGAAGCTGATACTAAGGACATGGATAAATACGTTGCAAAACGTGTAAGGCAACGTGAAGAATTAAAGAAGGCAAGAGGATATTGAACAGACTAAAATGTGTGGGGAAATTTTAAAAGTTTTCCCACACTCCCTATTTACAAATTTGTTTTCTTTGGTTAACCCTTACAGCATATAGCGCCTTGGTCCGCTTATAGGCCCTGTACTTAGCCTACCCCCGCCTTGGTCCGGTCAATGGCCCTGATGGCTCGCAAATAGTCTGTCACGAGCAACAGACATTTCATCATCAGAATTTTAATGCGCCAAGAGCGCGGGAGATTTTTAAGTCATGGCTAATACCTATCTAACCATTGATATGATTACTGCTGAAGCAGTAATGCTGTTTAAGAACAGCAATCTTTTCATCATGAACATGGATACTCAATATGATGATCAGTTTGCTATCGACGGTGCAAAGATTGGCGATACCTTGCGTATTCGTCTGCCGTCTGACTTTGTTGTTAATGATGGGCCTGCAATGCAGCTTCAGGACAATACGCAACAGTTTACTACTTTAACTGTTTCGTCACAGAAAAACGTTGCAACGCCATATACGACCGCAGAACGTACTATGAGTATTGACCGCTATTCAGAGCTTGTTATGGCTCCGATGGTCAATAATCTTTGCGGCAAGGTTGCTGCTACTATTATGAGCGGTTCCGAAGGTGGTGTTTGCAACCTTACCGCAAATACTGATGGGGCTGGAAATATTATTTCGCCTACTGCTGATCAATTCTTGGATGCTAATGCTATCCTTGATGATCAGGGAGCAGACGATATGGATAGACGTATTGTCAATTCGCCTAAGACTGATGCGCGTACCACTACTGCGCTTCAGGGCTTGCTTAATCCTACTCCTGAAATTTCCGCTCAATTCCGCAGCGGCAAAATGAAGTCAGGACTTGGTTATGCCCGTTGGTTCCGCGATCAAACTGTTATTACTCATACTACTGGTACTTTTTCCGCTGGCGGTACTGTCAATCTTGGCGGTCAAACTACTGGTACTGGTGGTGGTCCCATTAATGTTAATGCCATCACTGGCACCTTAAAGAAAGGTGACATTATTACTTTTGATGGTGTTAATGCTGTTAACCGCGTTACCAAGCAAAGTCTTGGTACTTTGCGCCAGTTTGTTGTCACGGCTGATGTTGCTACTAATGGAACGGTGGTTAACATTTATCCTGGTTTGATCCCTTCAGCTACCGGCGTTGCTGGTGGTCCTGATGTACAGTATCAGACTGTTGATGCATCGCCTATTAATGGCGCTGCAATGAAGCTCGTAACTCCTGCCGGTTCTGTCTATCGCAAGTCTCTTGCTTATACGCAAAAGGCTGTAACAATGGCTACTGCTGATTTGGTTATGCCAAAGAAAGCAGTTGAGGAAGCGGCTCGCGCTAATTACGATGGTATCGCAATGCGTGTTCTGACTGACTATCTGCCGTTAACTGATCAGTTGGCTACGCGCGTTGACGTGCTATTTGGTTTCCGCTACATCCGCCCGGAATGGCTTTGCGTGGTTGCCGATAGGGTTTAATAATTAAAATTAAGGGGTAGACTAAAATCTACCCCTTAATTTCAAAATGTTAGTTCTTCAAAGCCTACGCTTTTATAAATACTATGCGATGGCGGGTAATGGTAATGTTTCCATCCCATAGCCTTTAATATAGGAAGAAACTTATCCTCTCGCTGGGTTGTTCCAAGATTTATATAAGCACTGGCAGTAGATTTATCTTTATGTGGATTGGGAGCGTGAAAATGAACAGTAATACCATTGGTCATGCACCATTTTAATAATTCGTTAGCTGGTACAACCTTATTGCCATGGTAGATACGTTCAAGTTTAGACATTCTTCATTCCTCCATTGTGTTAGTAAATCAATCATATACGTTTAAATTAAGTTTGTCAACAGTAAAAATAGGAAACTTAAAATGGCTCAAGCTCAATTTCCAGAACCTAATGACTTAGAATTATCAGCAGATAAAGTAGTTGGCGATGGCAAACCTGTAGAATTTGGCAAGCATAGTGTCTCTAATCCACATCCCGGTTTCGGTAAAGACCCTAATATTGGTAATGAATTTGGTCATACTCATTATCCTAAATGGGTAAAGGATGTACAGGGTAAAGATATCATCGTTAATAATCCTAAAGAGGAAGCTGAATTAACAGCACCAAAAGAAGAAACTGCGCTCAAGCAAGATGGCCCAACAATTGAAGCATGGGTAGCTGCTGGTTACAAAGCTAGCAAATATCCTCCTGCTGGTTATGTATCCAAGAGCAGTAAAGAAGAAATTGATGCAGCCATAGCAGCGGAAAAGCCTGCTAAAAAAAGCGGTTGGTAACTAAGTGGCAACAGCTAGAGACTTTATAACATTGGCATTAAAAGAAGCTGGCGTGTTAGGCGTCGGTCAAACGCCGTTGCCTGAAGATTTGAATGATGCCTTTGTGCTGTTGAATAGAATGCTTTCACAATGGCAGAAACGCCGATGGCTTGTACCAAATCTTATCGACGTTTCGGCTGTTGGAAATAGCGCCAAGTCTAATTTAATCGGTCCCGGCCAATATTATAATTCACTCAGGCCAGATAAGATACAGGCTGCTTATTTTAAACAATTAAATGGTGCTGGCGGCGGAAGTAATCAGGTTAGCTATCCGCTTATTCCTATTTGGAGCTATGAGAACTATGCTCGCATAGCTTTAAAAGAATTGAATAGCTGGCCGCAATATTTCTTTTATGATGCTGCTTTTCCAAATGGAAACGTTTTCATTTGGCCTATTCCTACATCAGATTT